ATATCTACTAACGACAATTAAACGCTATGAAAACACTAATTATTGAAACAGAAAACAAGCTTTGGAATGACTACAAAGCTAAACGCGATCAACTAGGTTACGACCATGCCGACACCCGCGCAGCTTTTGCACTTTACAACGAAATGTTAAAACACTTAACCGCAGCAATATGAAAACACTTAAAAAATACGCTTGGATTTTCCAAGACTTAAACGAAGACGAACGCCAAATTTTAGGCGGTGGCATTTGTGCAGTCTTAGGCTTTAGCTTTTTGATTTGGTTGGCAAGTACAAACACCTTGCCCGTGCTAGATGCCAAAACACGAAACAAACAAACCTACAAGCAAAAGACTTACGAACTAAAGCCTAGCTTCAACAAGTATATGAACCACGTTTACAACGACAAATTTAAATAACATGAAAGTAATTGAACTTAAAGACTTTGAAATACACAAAATGGGTTACCACTACACGGTGTGTTTATTTATAACGCTACACGACGAGGGCGACACGGACACGAACGGCGAAATCCTAGCCGAATACGAAATAGAAATATACGACGCTTACGACAACTATAAAATAACTAAAAAAAACTACAATGAAACACTTACCATTCAGGAAACAAGAAATTGTGACGCATATCTTGTCAAACTTTACGACGAAGCCTACTTTGAAGAAGACTACGTCGCTGAGTACAATGAACCCGAAGACGAAGAACTTGGGTGGTTCGTTTAACCGCTACCAACTTAACCGCTTCTGGGGCAACTTTAACGAAGACCTTTATAACAGAATTTGTGAAATTAAAATGCAAGAAATATGACACCTAAAGAGAAAGCAGAAGAGTTAATATTGAAATACTTGAAAATGCCAAGGCATAAAATGTTTAATGGATGGTGGCATAAAATGATATCGAAGCAATGCGCGTTGATTGCAGTTGATGAAGTAATCTCAGCTGATTGGTATATACCAACTGCCGAAGATTACAAAAAATGGACATCTTACTGGAAAGAAGTAAAACACGAAATCGAAAAGCTATGAAATACCTACTAACTTATTACGTCGGATCTAAAGCCGTCGAAAGCTGGACACTTAACTCGCAAAGCCTAGCATACTGGAAAAAAAACGACTTACTGGCAACGGGAAACTACCAACTAGGTAAATTTAAAATAACTGAAGTATGAAAAACAAGATAGCAATTATATACGACCTAGTCGAAGCCTACGACCTGAAGAACAAGACCAGAACACGCGGCTTACTTTACAAGCGTTACTACCTTTACCACGAACTACGTACCAGCGGCTTTAGCCTTACACAAATAGGCGACATATTCGGTAAGCACCACGCGTCTATAATTCACGGCCTTAAAACGCACGTAAATTTAATGAGTTACGAAGACCCCGACTACCGATACGAAATTATGCAGCTACGCGAGCAATTACAAGGCAGCGTTGTTATATACCCAGAACAAAAGATAGGGCGGCAAATGGACTTAAAAACGGATATACTCGAAGCTAGGACTATGCGACAGTTCCGCATGATTAGACGCCGTTTAAAATTAGGTGTTTACGAAAAAGCTTTAGAGCAAAGCAACTTTATTGAAGAATAAGCGTTATATTTGTAGACGAGTTGGCTGGACACCATAAACTCAAAGGAATTATTTACCCTCAAACCGAATTGCACGTCCAGCCGCAACGAAGTTTGGGGGTTTTTTGTTACCTAAAAATTTTAACATGACTGAAATTTATTTACAATGTCAACTGAATGAAAAAGACGAAATGATAGTTTCTAAAGGCGATCACATTTGCTTTGAAGTTATCGAAGGTGGTATTTCAAAAACTGTTTGTATTGACACAAAACAAGCCTACACATTAATTAAAACCTTACAACATTTTTGCAATGAGCAAGGAACTACCATTCTTTAAATTTAACGCTACCGAATGGATAACGGGAAATATTAGCTACGAAAGTTTCGAGTTACAAGGCGCTTTTATTAGCGTTTGTGCCGAGTACTGGAATAGAAATAATACCCTAACCATTGAAGAAGCAAAGCTGCGCTTAAGAAATTCGGAATTGATTGAAAAATTGATTGAAAAAAATTATTTGAAGACGAAAAAAACTTTTTTAGTAATTTCTTTTTTGGATTTAGAGCGTAAAGAAATAAGCGCTAAACGCTTGAAACTCAGTGAATCAGGACGTAAGGGTGGCTTAAGCAAGGCTAAAGCGACGCTTAAGCAAGGCTCTAGCATTATAGAAGTAGATAAAGATAAAGAAATAGATAGTATAAAAGAGCGCAAACAAAAGTTTGCTTCTAGTCTTGTTCCTTTTGTAGAATTGTATGGAAAAGAACTTGTTAGGCAGTTTTACGAATACTGGACAGAACACGGACCTAAAGACAAAAAGATGCGGTTTGAAAAGCAAACTAGCTTTAATTTAGAGCTTCGTATAAAACGATGGAATCAAAAACAAGTAGACGCCAAGAAACCTATATACAAACAACCAGCACCAATTTGGGAATAAATGTATACTAGACTACAAAACTTAAATTCTCAAATGTTTGAGATACGCCTACAAAAAGACGTAAAAGGTAAAAGCATAGGTTGGGACTGGGATATGTTACCCTTTACAATTAAAGAGGGATGCACTACGTACATAGGCGCAGCACCCGCAAGTGGTAAAACTGAACTTTGGTTTGAGTTTCTTATAAACCTTTCGTGTTTACATGGGTGGCGACACGTAGTATTTTCGCCTGAGACTGGCAGCGCTGCCGAAATTTACGCCGAACTTTGCTACAAATACATAGGTAAACCCTACGTGCAAGGCCAGAACGCAATGACAAACGGCGAACAAGTAAGCGCGGAAATGTTCGTGAATGAACACTTTATTGTTATTGATCCGATAGACGAAGACCTAACCATTTCTAAGTTTTACGACCTAGTTGACGAAATAGAACGCAAAGAGGGAATAAAAATACACACCACTACCATAGACCCTTGGAATGAACTAAGCGAGGAATACCAACAAAGCGACCTAGGACGCGAAGACAAATATCTAAGTAGAATACTAGGACAAGTTCGCAAGAACGCCCGTAAGACTGGGCGCCACAACTGTGTTATAAACCACGTTCGCGACCAGCCAATGGTAACAAGTAAAACCATAGCGGGTACTGACGTAAGTTACTTTCCTATTCCTAGCGCGCGCGACTTTGCGGGCGGTCAGGTATGGTTTAGAAAAGGTCTAAGCGTATTAATTCCATGGCGACCACCTTACGGACTAGCTAACGACGATGGCAGCGGAGCGGAAAAAAACGAAGTACATTTGAAAGTAGCAAAAAGCAAACCAAAGGGCGTAAGTAAAAACGGAGTTTACAAAATGTTTCTAGACATAGACCGCTACCAGTATTACATGCTAGATTACAAAGGCAAACGAGTTTACGCAAATAGGGGAACTTATTACAAACCAGAACACCAAACAAAAACACCTTTTTAAAATGGAACTAGGACTAGAAATAATAAAAACACGGACCAATCTTTACTGCATAAAGCAAAGAATAAAGACCGCACGGGAGCAAATACTAAAAACACGCCCAGATGCAACCGACTACATACAAGGCGCTGAACAAAGCGAACAAGAAATACTAGAGGCGGTTTCGTTTTTCACTAGACTACACGAACACGCGGTATCAATAAGTCGAGAAAATACAATTCTCGCTAGTCGTAACATTGAACTAGCCCGACGGGTTAAAGAACTAGAAATGGAAATCCAAACGCAAAGTTTTTGATCATGCCGCGTTGTAAAAACTGCAAAGACAAGTTTGAGCCTATACGTTTCAATCATAAATACTGCCTAAAAGACGACTGCGTTAGGGCCTTTGTACAAGAAACCAAAGAGGCGGCTTGGAAAAACACGAAAAAGAAATGGACAACCGAACTAAAGACTACAACCGACTGGCTAAAAGACGCGCAAAAAGTATTTAATACCTACATACGAACACGTGACGAGGGTAAGCCGTGCATAAGCTGCAACCAACCGCCAAAGAAAAAGAACGCGGGCCACTATTACAGTCAAGGCGGCCATTCAAATGTAAGGTTTGACGAGGACAACGTACACTTGCAATGCGAACACTGCAACACTTTTCTATCTGGCAACCTACTTAACTACCAGATAGGCATAGAACAACGCATAGGCGCTGAAAAATTGATTGAATTACAAGTACGCGCACACTTAGAGAAGCGCTGGGACGTCGACGAACTGAAAGAATTGATAAAAATTTATAAAAAAAAGTTATCGGAATCAAAATAAAGTATATATTTGCATATAGTTAACACTTAAAAACAATTAGTTATGAAACATTTATTTAAAGCGCTTGCGGCTTTTCAGCAAGAAGTACCAGTGATCCACAAAGGCACTCAGGGTTTTGGCTATTCTTATAGCGACTTACCCGCAATTTTCAAAACAATTAACCCGCTACTAGCAAAACACGGTCTAGGCTTTACACAAAACCTACATACCAAAGAGGGTGAAAACTACATTTGTACTATCATTTTTCACGTAGAGACGGGCGAAAACATGGAAAGTTCCGTGGCTATTCCTAGCGTTAGCCTTAAGGGTATGAATGACTACCAAAGCTTCGGCAGCGGCGTTACGTATTTTCGTCGTTATGCTTTAGCTAGTAGCCTAGGACTTGTTACAGACAAAGACACAGACGCAAGCGGCGAACAAGTAAAAGACGAACCAAAGAAAAAGCCAATAGACCAAAAGCGTTTCAGCGCTGCCGTTCAAGCCATTGCTAAAGGTGACTACACCCGCGAGAAGTTAGAGGCTAGCTTTCAATTAACAGATGGTCAAACCGACATGTTGAACGCCTTATGAATGCTTTTAAAATTAGATGCTCGGCAATAGGTAAAATAATGACAAACCCCCGCACAAAGGGGGAGTTGTTATCGCAAACCGCAAAGACATACATAGAAGAAGATGTGCTGCGTGCGAAATACGGCATTATTAAGACGTTTTCAAGCCGTTACACCGACAAAGGTAACCTAGTAGAAGACGAAGCCATAGAAATGGCAGCAAACGCGCTAGAATTAGGTTTCCTTTACAAGAACCACGAACACTTTAGCAATGACTTCTTAACTGGCACACCTGACGTAAACACGGGCGACGTACTTTTAGACGTGAAATCTAGTTGGGATGCGACTACTTTTCCGTTTTTTGCTACCGAAATACCCACAAAGGACTACTACTACCAATTACAAGGCTACATGGAATTAACGGGTAAGACCGAAGCGCTGCTAGTTTACTGCCTAGTCAACACACCCGACGACATGATTGAAGACGAAATAAGACGCGCGCACTGGGCAGCTAGATTAATAGACGAAAACCAAGAACTACGCGACGAGGTGTTAAAGCGCCATTCATTCGGCCACATACCCGACAACCGCCGCGTGAAGTTCTTTAAAGTAGAAAAAGACGAACAAGTAATAGCCGAAATCAAAGAGCGCGTAGAGTTATGCCGCGAGTATTTTAACACTTTATATAATTTTTTATGAAACAAGAAGTAGAAGACCAGATAGTAAAAAGCGTGCTAGCTAAGTACGTCGAACGCTCAAACACGGGCCTAAAGAAATACGGAACGCCGCTAACACGAAACGACCTAACGCTAGATCAATGGCTAACCCACTTACAAGAAGAACTAATGGACGCCACTTTGTATCTAGAGCGCATCAAAAAAGACATAGCGTTAGTAGAGGTCGAAGCGTTTAGCAATGGTTACCGTGAAGCGTTAGGGAATTACCGCGAAACGTTATTAACAAAAAAAGGCTGCGCTTGCTATGGCAGCAACGCAATTCACGAATGTAATTGTAAATAGGCTTTTAAACCGATATTTCATTTTATCGGCTAATTAAACGATAACTAAATCATAATAAGATGAAGTTTAAGCACAAACTTATTTTAGTTTTTTTTACTGCAATTATATTAGAAGCAAACAGCATTGCAGGTTTTAGATTTTTAATGGACAAAAATTGGATGGGAATGGTATTGATGGTATTTGTAAATCCTTTATTGTGTTTGCCTATGAACCACTATAACATTGAAGCTAAAACATTTAAAGAAAGATTGTTTATTGCTTTGGCTTTTGCTTTTGGTTTTGCCGTTGGAGTAGGAACAATAAGACCATTTTTTTTATAACCTTTAAATCAAAATAAATATGAAAATAGAAATCACACACTACGGCCATATAGCCAGCTATGAGTTCGATAACGAAGAAGTTACATTAGATGACTTGCTGTATCACCTACAAAAATTAATTGAGTTGACGGGCTATGGGATAAAGGGCAGTTTAGAAATCATAAAAGAAGAAGAATGAGACCAGACAAAGAATATCTTGCAGCACT